CGATGCGGATCGTCTGATCGCCGTCTTGCGGCTTCCAGAACCACCGCTTACCGTTGCCTTTTGATTGCAGCGCAACCTGCTTCTGCTTCATCTTTTTCAAATCTAATGCCATTTTATTTTCTCCTTAAAAATTATAGGCTGGGTTGTTTTCCCAGCCCGCACTATAAGTATACCTCATTCTGGGGGATTGTCAACTGTTTTTTTCACCCTGAATGAAGTTTGTGTATGCTTCAATATACGCGAAATTTTCCTCATATGTTGTCGCTGTTATATTATATGATACATCAGTAAACTCAGATTGTCCAGCGCTTTTTATCTGTGTGCTAATTTTATTTAAAAGGTTTTTTTCATTACTAAGGGTGTCCTCGTTAAAAGCAAAATAAAAATGTTTTTCTCGTATGTTTTCAATATCATAAAAATATTTTTCCTCGTTGGCCGCGGCATCATAAATGCCAAGTGTCGAAACTCTATTAATTTCATGCGGAGCAGAAACATTGGTCATGACAGAGTTTGATTTTTTTAAAAAATTTAGCATATGAAGTGAATGAACAAGCATTTTATTAATTTTTCTATGATATTCGTTTATTGACAAACCGCCTAAAATCTCAGCTATTTTGGCATTATCAACCAAATATATTTGCTTTAATAAGCCGGCCCTAGCGAACTGTTGTAATACACCGTGTACAACCCTTTCTCTTTGTTTGGCCATAACATTTAAAAAATTAATATCTGGCTTTATATAAACAACCGTCACCTGTAGGTGTTTAATTTGCTCCAATATAGCCAACGTCGAGCCGCTTGTAATGCCGCCGCCGGCGGTTATAAAAACAACTTCATCTTTTAGTTCTGCAACAAGTTTTATAAAATTAGGCGTGTTCTGTTCGGCAGCTTCCATCGTTGAAGATGTTAAAAGAGAGTGGTTGGAGGCGCCACTTATATCAGTATCTACGTAGTGTACGTTATATTGAGGGTACTCCTCAAACAACCTTGCTATTTCGCAGCCGGTGCCGCCTAAGCCAATTACATCCATTTTATCTCCTTCATATCGCCGAAGTTTTTACCAGCTTGCGCCGAGATCATAAAGTCGCCTAAATCGGTTTTTGCAAATACATCAAAAATCTCCTTTAATAACCCCTTGTCTTCTTTTGCTAAGTCGATTACCAACGAATCGTGTATTATAAACGCTATATGCGACTTAGAGTTTTTAAGTAAGTCGTGTACTTTGATTGTTTGTCTTAAAACCATATCTGCCGTTGTACTCTGAATTAAATAATTTAAAGCATGGAACTCGTCCGCTTCTATTTTTCTGCCATACGGCGTCTCAACTACTTTGCCATCCCAATATTTTTCTTTAACGCCTGTTTTATCATAGGCTCGGTTTGCCAAATAATCTTTAGAGTCTTGGTTGTATAACCAAGCAAAAATACGCTCTTTGGCCTCACTACGTGATTGCAGACCACGAAATACATTCTTAGCATTCCACTCGTGTATGTCTTCTTTTGGTTGTTCTTTCCCACCAAGAGAAAGAAGTGTTCTCAGTTCGGCCGCATTAAAATCTAACTCTACATAAAGATCGTTGTTTGGCTCTATAATAGATCGATATTCCTTCTTAAGCGTCAGAATAGGAAAAGAATTTGGCTCGGTTGTAAGTCTGCCAGTCTTTGTGCCAAAAATATTGTATACAACCCTTTTTTCAATCTTTTTGAGTTTTTTCAAGAAGTTTCTAGTTGCTAACTGATGGCTTGAATCCTTCAATTTGTCTGTTTTTAAATTTAGCGGCTGTGTTTTTATATTCTCGCTAAGGGCTGCCATAGATAATAGAAAATTATAGTTTTTTGGCCTGTCGTAGTTATCCAAAACATGTTTCGTTATCTGATTTTTTACTTTACAGAAATCTAAAAGAAAATGTTGTGGTACCAAGTCATATATACAGTGTTCTTCCAGTGAAATCTTTGCTTGTATAAAAGCGTTCAAATGAGCTTTCCATTTGCCTGTTATTTCTTGCCACTCAGGTTGTAAATGCTCTGGGCACATGTCATGAATGTTTTTTCCATTGCAGTATAGTTTGGCTACAGATGCGCCTACGGGGCTGTCGGCTCTATATTCCCAAGTTCCACTTAAGTTCTGAGGGAATTCCTCATGAAGAGAACCATCTGCATAAACTTTTTTGCACTTAGCTGGGTAATCAAATGTTTGAAAAATCATATATCAAGTTTTGGTTTTAAGTTGCCGGTGTTGGAATCCTTTATGAGTGCCACATCGGTATACTCTATTTTACCATCTTTTCGAATATTTACAAGAGGTAAATTTGGTGCAATTTGAATTTTTGATGGCTGTGGTAACAAACGGCTTAATAAAACTATAGGGTTCTTTTTCACCACTGTCTTTCCTTTGTTCCACCTAGAGGTGGCTACTGCGCCGGCCGTACCTAATGAAAACTCAACATAATTAAGCGCAACGTTTGCAAATTCCATAAATTTTGTATAATCGCTTGATTTTACGAACTTTGCAAAATTGTAAATTTGATTTATCCTTTCTTCTGCGATCTTAATTTGTGTTCTGCTTAAAAATATTCCTCTTTCTATATTTCTAATTTCCAAATACCAATGAAAATATTTATTTTCAACTACCGCAACGTTCTTTTTTTCCAGAGGTATAACAACTTTTTCTCTTGGTATGCTCTTTGTGTTGGTGGTTCTTTTCAGGCCCGTCGTACCAGTTTTATCAACCAAACCTCTTTTTGTAGCAACTAATCTGCTAAGGCTGTAGTTCGGAAAGCCGGCATCTTCATTAATAAATTTTCGATAAAGCCTCTGTAAAGTAGTTGCAAAGCCGTTATATCGGGTGCTGAAGTTAACATAAGAGGCAGGCGGCGTAAAAATGTTTTTAAAAATTTCTTTTTTGTCCGTTGAATAAACACCAGTGCCATGGCCGCCCTTTTTAAAGGTCTCGCTGTCAAAATAATCGATTAAAGGTGCCTCCATCTTGTTTGACCGTAAATCAGCAACAAATCGCCATGGCACATTTGGATCGATTTTAAAACCATGACTCTTAATAACATATTTATACACATTAAAATTTGGGTCATTATAAAAATCAATTTTTTCACTGTCTGAATCAGGATCTCCATCGTGTATATCATAAACCAATCCACTGCCATATGGCACGTAATTGTTGCTTTCCAAAAATCCCGGGATTGTTAAAGTCAGCCTTTTTTGCAATAAAAAATTTCTTAACAGTCTGTAAAAATCATCAATGTTTTTAATATCTGGACTAAATTTAAGTCTTTCCAGCACCTCATCATAAAAAATATCATATAAGTCGGAAACATAAGTATCTAATACTACATCTTCCGGTTCATAACCTCTTTTATATTCAAATTTAGTTAGAAATGTGCTTTGCTTACTTATAATTCGACGCTCATAATCCTTCTTTACCTCTCTAAGCTTATTATGTAAGAACCGCGGTGCCTGTATATTGTACAAAGGGCCGGCGCTGCCCGGATCACTAAGCCCCTGATCTATTAATATTCTAGCAATCTCGCCTTGAGCGTTTGATCTTCCATAGTGAGGATTCTTATACCACAGATCAATTGAATTATCTTGGTGTTTATTAAAAAGTTCTTTGTAGTTTTTTCTGCCTACGTGCTTCGTTTTTGAAGGTGCGGCATTTTTTGCAGAGGAAATTTCACCATGCTCATCAATAATCTGTTTTTTTACTTTTTCTTCTTCTGTTGGAGTTTGTAACTCTGCCAGAACTTGTAATCGAGCAAGAGCTTCTTTTGCCGGCAAATGAGCAGGTGCAAGATTGACTGTAATTGAGGATATGTCCTCTCCTACAGTCTCGTAATTTATTATTTGTACTACTTTTTTTTCTTCGGTCACTTGCTACTCCTTGGGTATAAGAGTCTGGGTTTGTTGTTCCCCTCCAGACGTTTGCCCATCTGAATTTGTGGTGTCGATCGCAGAGGTCGAGGCGCCCGGTGGTGGCTCTGGGGCGCCATCCGGGTCGCCGGTGAACGTACCACCAACAGTTATTTCCTGTTCTTCCTCTAAGCTCAGTGGCTTACCCACCGTAGTTAAATGGGCGCGCTCGCGCCAGTCGGCTTGAACAGAATCTGACATCGCGTTGGTGTCGACAGTAAATTTACACTGGCCATCTGGAATTAAATGGCCAATTTGTTTTTCTTGTTTCTTGGTTGCTTTTTTCCTTTGCACACACTTACCGGCAACAATAATTTTCTTTTTCGGGCAGTAACACTTTTTAATTGTTGCGCCCCACCAGAATCCATTGGTGCATGTCTTCCTGCATTTTTTTATTTTATTATCATACACTTGTCCCTTTGGACATTTCGGTGTTTCTTGTGGCGTACCTCTTTCCTCCGGAGTGCCGCCGCCCGGGTCGCAAGGATCAAAGAGCTTTTTCTTCAAATTGTAAGCTTTCTTAATGCTAGGAATATCTAGCAAATCATTAATAATATACTCCCCCATGTTGTGTGTGACATAACACGTGGCGGCTGCGGTTGCTTTTTTCTGAGGGTCGGTGTTGCTTTGAGAATCCTTAAGGTTGTTACATTTTTGTTTAGAGGGGCCCATATTTGTCCCTCTTACTGTGGTTGTATATTTGCCCGGTGCAATATTATCAACTAACTGATTAATTCTATAATAACCGCGCAAGCCCGGGTCTTCTTCTTCGCTAACCCCAAGCGGATTAATGGGAATTGCAAAATATGCGCCCTTTGTATATAGATTATTTCCCCACATAGTCGGTTGAGCCGAATATGTGTATTTCAAAAACGGCAGAGTTCCATCTTGGCCTTTATCAAACAATAAAGCGGACCTTAAATAGGCGTCGTCCTCATAACTAAAATTTATATTGTTTAAAAGCCCTTTATCCTCGCCGATATGAAGATGATATAAACCATCTTTATGATCTTTTTTGCGGTCATAGGAGCCGCGGCATGCCAAATCCATATCTTTTAATAAGGGGGTTGTGATGCCAGTATCTCTAGACGACTCAGAAGCTTGTTGGTGGTATAAAATAAACGGTATACCGCCGCCCTTTTTAGGCTTCTTTAAGGCTGCAGCTAAACTTCTCAACGGCTTGTGATCCATAATTGCTGCTGTTGCAACATCTCCAGCAGACGGAGTTTGATTAGCCGCGCCGGCAAAATAAAAATCCTCTATCTTAATTTTATTAGGATCCTGCGCAGAACTCCCGAACTCCATTGTAAATCCATCATCGACCATATAAACGCTGCGCTGAATGGGGCCTAAATTAGTATTGCCATATTCCCCTGTTGAATAGCCGTGTAAAGCTTGCGGAACCAGCGTATTTATTACTGAATCTAAAAATTCACCAAATGTCCAAAATGTGCGTTTAGATTGGATAACCGATTCATATACCCACTTATTAAAAACTCCCACCTCTACCAAAATATCGCCAATATTAATCCATAAGGGTTTGTCCATGCTTCGAATTGCCATGTTGCCCAAACAAACGATCGGCATCTTTTTGCGTTCATCCTCTGATGCTAACGCATATGCACATGCAATCAGAGCCCGAAGAGGAAAGAAAAAGAAGTTGCCGTATGTACTTTGTTCATGTCCCGATCCGCCTTGAGCAGTTGATACACTATGACCGCTATTTGTAAGTGCTGCGAGGAGGCGATCAAGTTCTTTTTTTGCTCTAGGGTCGTTTGTATCAACTTTAGCTTGCGAGGCCGGTACACCCTCTGCCGCGGCGTCGGCGAGGGCCTTTTTTGTCGGGTTTCCAGTATATTCAAGTTGTTCGCCAATTTTTATGTTTTTCTGTTGTGGGTGATCAGCCGTATTCTCTTCCCCCATAACCGATTCTGCAGTCCAAGACTCTTGTTTGACTACAGCATGTACCTGAGCGTTGCCGCCGCCTTTTTTAATGTGGCCTCGCCTGCTGGCCGATCCTAATATAAAACTTATATCCTCGCCATATGCACCATCAGTGTGCACTGGAGCAATTGCAGCATCAATGTGATGTTCTGCTGAGCTTCCTTTTTTAATAATTTGACCTGAATTAAACTTCGCTTTAAACAAAAAGCCATTCTTGACAATTATTTTTAATAAAATGTCGGCGGCGCTTTTCGCCATGACCTTCTTTATTTTATTAATCTTTTTTTGCGTCTCTTTTATAACCTTTTCTTTATTTTTTTGTTTACACTTAGCCTTTTGTTTAGTTTCTACTGTTTTTTTAGGTTCACAGTTTTCTAAAGCAGCTTTACGCTCTCTTTTTGCCTTCTTTAAGTCTTCCGTCAATTGGTTTATTTCTTGTGCTTCTTCTTTAGAAAAGATGCCATTAAGAAGTTTTGTATTTGAAACTTCTAATATATCGTTTGTCTTTTGTAATGATTCTGTCTCATATAAACTTTTAATGGGGGCGCCCACATATTCTACCTTAAGGTCTATCTCACCATTTTCTTTAAAAGAAAAGTCGTGTTTGATCCACTTCAACTCAAGCGTTTTCTTTTCTTGCTCTAAAAAACTCTCTTTGTCAAATACATTAGCACCAAATAAGCTTGACCAACCGGCGCGCTCATGAGTTTGTAGCATTTCCCAAGAGGTGTTAGGATTAAGTTTCCAGCCATATTCTAAAAATATTTTTTCTTCTGGTAGGTGCACCTTCACCCCGTTGACACATTTAGTCCTGCCGGCGCCTAAAGGCTCAATTATTTTAATGTAATCACCCGGGGTTGAGCTTTTAGAAGCACCAGACCGTGCTTCGCCGAGAACATTGCTGGCTACGGGGTGTCCGCGTGCGAATGTTGACATACTGCTGAAAAAGTAATCAACAGCCACTCTAAAGTCATTTGTAAGGCCAAAATAATCAAAGCGCCGTGTTACACTAATATCCCGAATGCCGGTCCCGCCGCCTCGTGCAAATTTATTTTGTAGTATAAAATTTACATCTGTAAACTCTCTAAAAATGATATCTCTGGTTTTCCAACATTTATTTGCCGACCCTTTACAAGAGGCCTCTTTATGTTTTATATACATGCGAATATATGGAATAAATAACGCTTGTTGCGCCGGCGTTACATTCATCAAAAAGTTTACATATGCTTCTTTTTTTGCGGCTGCTTCTGCACGGGTTGCCGCGGCAATTGCCGGGTCTACCGCAGATGCCAGAGGAATCCACTTTGTTTCTAAAAAGTTCTTGTATGTGGGGTGTAGATAAGCTAGTTTGTTTTCTTGGAAAAAAGTATCTAGCCAGCCTGAATGTTTATGTTCTAAAAGAAATTGACGCTTATGAATCAAATTATAAAGATCTGTATTGTTGGGGTGATAAATCTGTGCCAACAGCATGTCTGTTAACCACCCCTGTGGAGTCAAATGATAAGGAAGAAAGAAACTCATATTTTATAACCCAAACGTATTTAAAACATCGTTTAATGGCAGCGGTATTTTTATAAGATCTCCTATTTCAACGTGCTGTTCGGTTGGCTTTTTATTAAACCAAGCAATAACCCACCAGTATTTAGAGTTTCCGTAATGGTCGTGTGCCAACTTGTAATATCTGTCGCCTAAACTCCAAATATGATTTGCAGATTCCAACTCTCTAATTTCATCAAATGTTGGATAAGCTAATATCTGAGTTTCAAAATGTAATAATTCTTTACGCTTGCCATATCTCTTGGCAAACCGCTTACGATAATCTACATCGTTGTTTGCCATGATATTTAAGTTTTTGTATCTTGAAATTGTCATAACTAATCTCCTGCTCCCAAAACATCTAATATGGCCGCTTTATTAAACTCAGAGTAACTTCCCATGCCGACAGACTTGCTTAGACTTAAACCAATATCTTCTTTTGTAGTCTTTGTGTTATAGGGGAAGTTCTCGTTACCAAAGAATTGATTAGTGCTAGAGTTTGTTTTGAAACCAATTGTTGATTCATGTAGTGCTGTGAACCCAATTGTAATTCCAATTGCTCTAGGCAAAATCATGCCTTCTTGGCCGGCAAGAGCTTGGCCGCCCGGTGCGCTCAAGAAAACGCCGCGCTCTTTAATTCCAAAATCGGCCGAAAAATTAGTAACATAGCCTAAAAGACCCTGTGCTGAATTTTTGTGATTCATTATTAAGTTTGCAAGCTTAATTCTAATAAGTGGCGGCGAGCTTAGAACCCTTGTTCCGGTTTTTAGCTGTTCATACCCGGGGTATAGATTTTTTATTAGTTGATTAACTTTTTTCATATTTTCATTAGCATCTACAACATCATAACACGGTATTAATACGCTAAACTGGATTGTTCTTTTTGTATTGCTATAGGTTGGTATAGGATCTGCTCGACCAAAAACTTCTGTTTCTCCAAATTTTGGACTAAAATTATCTTTAAAGTCCGTTATATATGCTGGGAGTCTCAGCATGCCCATATCCATGCCGGCTCTACCGGCCAATGTTTGAGTTGTAGGAAATGTAATATAAAAATCTGAAAAAGGCACACTATTTCTAACAGCCGCTTCTGCAGGCTGACAAGTTTTTAAAGTAGGATCTTCTGCGGCACCCTGTTGACGCAAATTTGCTGATGTCGCTGCTATTATTCCTGCTACTGATATGCCCATTTATTAATTCTCCTTATAAATCAACGAATTTTTTGAACAATTATAGTTAGATCGCCCAAGTGTTTAGTTACCGCCTTTTGCCACGTTGCCATATCTATATTACCATCCCTCTGTTGTTTATTAAACGATTGCAGTGTAGAGGTCATTTGTGTAAGAGTACCGCCGTCGCCAAACATCTTATTAAATGATATAAACAGTGGATCGCTTTCTAGGGCCTTTCTAATTTCAGCACCGCCCAACTTAGCGCCAACGGTGCCGGCGGTGGTCAAGGTTCCCAAAGCGGTGCCAAGGGTTTCTGATGCCTGTCGTAGTGCCCGCGGAAAATTAAGTATTCCAGTGGCCGCGCTGGCTACAAGCCCCATACTTTTTATGGCCTCGGCGCTTGCAGCCCCCTTGCTGGCGAATGTCGTGGCTGCAGCGGCTTGGCGGCGCTCGTCTGCGGCGCTCTGGGCACCGAAGGGGGCGCCCTTGGTCGCTCCGGGTAATTCTTGGCCCGGCTTCCAACGCATCATCGCCTGTAAATCCTGTGCAGACATATTAGTTGCGCCCATTATTGATTTCATATATAATCTAGCTGCGCGGGGGCCGGCGGCTTGAATTCTAGGAAAAACAGACTGTAGGCTTGTTGCAAGATATTCTTGTCGTTCTGCGTAATCCATTGAAGAAGCTTTTACAGCGTCAAAAGAGCCGCCCAAGGCAGTCAAGGTGGTATTTAGTCTTGCACCGGTTTGCTGAGCGCCATCCATTGTCTCAAATTTATCTAATAAAGTCATCACGCTGCCTATTGATGTGCCCATTGCTCTTGCGCGTTGTTGCATCACCAATCCAGTTCGAACCATCGCGTTGCTATCAACTATATGAAGAAATCTTTCGGCGTTGGTGCCAAAATCACCCCAAACTCTGGCAAAATCTTGACCAGTGGCCCGGGCGAACTCATTAAAGACTCTTCCCGTTCTAACTGTTTCGCCAACAGTTTTGCCCAGCACTGTGTGAAAAAGATTAATGTGTTTTGTCGAAACACCAACTCCAATACCAAGTCTGTCCCAAATTTTTACTTGTTTCGTTAAAGAAATTGCCGTTTTGTCGAAACCGGGAAGAACTCGCGAGGCTAAAGCTTTTGATAAATTAATATACGCAATGCCCAATTCTCCAAGGCGCAAACCTAAGTCCGCGCTTTTTCCTTGAAGTTCAGCTAGCTTTACACTGACGTTTGCCTGTGCTTGTGCATTTGCAGCAAAATTAGCATTATTCTTTATTAAATCTATATTTATTTGTTCTAAAGTACCAAGATAACTCTTTGCGCTCGCGGCGACGTTGCTGGTTGCAGCCGCTGTGGAACTGGTGTCAGAAGTGCTCGTCGTCGCTTTTGATTCTGCAAATCGTTTCTCATATGCTGACTGGGCTCTAGACCTTTGATTGCCGGATAGCTCGGCGATCTTTGCTTTGGCTGACGACCATTTGTCAGCATTAAGAAGTTCCCAAAAATTAGTATATGAATCTGCCACTTAGTGTTCCTCTACCTAATAAATAGTTTTTATATAAATTATGTAGTCGGCTCTTCATAATACTTTCCAAGCCTTTTTATAAACCAGTTTCTAAGCTTTATGGGCAGGGAGTAGAATTCGTCAACACTAAAATTAGCACGCACCTTCATAACAAAGAGCATTTCGTAGACTTGATTAATATATTCGCTATTTATGCCAAAAAAAGTTTCTATACACTCACTGTTCAGGCCAAAAAAAGTCGCCCGTCACGGGCAACACTCCCTTGTTGGCATTACCACAAGTAGAACATTCATTAGAATAGGTAAATTCAACATCTGGTGAAACTTCACCGTATTTTTTTGCAAGGTGCCTAGAGTCTGCTATTGGCATACTTGTAATAAATTGATTTATTGCAAGAATATCTTCGTTGCCATCGACCGAAACAATCATCTGTCTATATCTGTCCGACACGACTTCTTCTGGTAAATTATGTCTTGCTTTTTGTGTGGCTCGTTGAACAATCTCCTTTTCATCTTCACCAGATAATAGACATATCTCTACCAGTGCCTTTGTGTTTGGAAGTTCAACCAAGAAAGTCCCCTTTTCTGTAAAATTGATCAATGGATCTATTTTCTTTGTATTGAGTTCTTTTAGGTTGATATCTAGCTGCTGAGCTTCAAGGCACTGCACACACGGGATCATCACTGAATATATTTCACCATACGCATTTGTTCTTGCATTAATTAAAATAGCATTTTTATCGCCAATGAGCAAACTATCAGCCTTAATGTTGTCGACCACCAAACTTTCAACAAGCTTATCGAAAACAATGCCCTTTTCGTTATAAGAGGGGGAAGTTAAAATATCCTCCTCTTTGGTTGTCATATATTTTATTTCAACTTCTTTTTTGTTGTGCAGTGAATGACCCTCTGGATACAGCTTTCCTTCCGAAGGCAAAGCTACGAAGTCTGTTGGTGTGGTGTACCCTTGTCTTTTTATTGTAGGTTGTTCTGCCAACGGCGCAAGCTTGTGCGCGTTATTTCTACTCATCTCTACCTCTTATTTGTGTTTTAATTCGGCCCAATCGTATGTTAGTGTAACTGCAATGCCTGTTAAATCTTCTTTGCTATACCCAAGCTGACTCGGCTTAACATCACTAATAAAAGCTCCGTGTATTTCCCACTCTTCGTATACATCGCCTTCTGGATCTAACATTTGAATTTTAATTATACTTCCGTATTTCTGTCCGTTTACAGCTGCACCACCTAACGAGTTCATTAAATCACGTTTATTTAAATCTTTTAAGGCTTTTTTATTAATTCCTGTTGGCGGGGAGTGAGCCTGCCTCATTCTTTTCATAAAAGAACCAAGAATTGAATCTACCTCATTTTTCGAAAAGATCTCTCTTATTGTGAAATTTATTGGATTCCATTTAATATCAGTTGGGTGCCTAAAATAATAATTTAACAATCTGTATTCTTGTGTACCAACGGTATATGATGGCCGATCAACTTCAGTAATATATGCCACTGGTAAATCATCAACAATCAGATAAAATCTATATGATTGCTGGGCTTGCGTCTCTATTTGGCGATCAATAATAGCCATTACACTAGTAATTATGCTTCATAAAAATTAATTTAAGTTTGCGGTATATCAATTGATGCCCAATCATAAGAAAGGGAAACTTTGATTTCCATTAAATCTTCACTGGAGTAGTCAACATCGGAGTAATCAATACTCTTAACCCAAGCTTGATGCAAAGTCCATATTTCAACTTCTTTTCCTTCTGAATCTATAACTTTGATTTGGATATTTCCTAAATTTTTAGAAAACGTTTTCTTTGAAAGACTCTTTCTCCAATCTTGGTTGTTGTTGTTCCAACCACTTGGAATTTTATAACCAGCATTCTCGATAATCTGAAACATTGGAAGAGACATCACAGGATCAATAGGATCAACCAAAGTTATATCAATATCATTCCAAGTTACTCTACCCGGGAATTTAAACTCGTGGCTTAAAAATTGATGTTTTGCGCCTTCGGAAACAGATACGTTGGGGCGGCCTGCTGATTTAACCACCCATGCTGGAACGTCACCAAAGACCAAAAGAAATTTAAATTTTCTTTTTGGTTCAATGTTGGCTGTTTGCCACTGTGGTATTAAAGTCATTATAGTTTTCTCCTGTTAGTCCTCAAATGCAGCGCCCGTGTTCATAATTACAAAATCAACAGCAATAAATTCAATGGCCCGGGCAGGCTTTAAGAATATCTTTGCATACATAATATTCTGATCAATCAGATCTGGGGTAGTCGTTGTTTCGTCTAATACCAGTTTATAATCTGTCAATCCAAATTTGGCTTTTACATCAGCCAAGAAGGGGTTTGTCCGGTTAATAAACTTATCCCACGTAGCATTTAGATTTGGCTCAAAGAGGATGTCTTTAGAGATTGTAGAAACTCCCTTTTTAACATATAATAGTAGGCGCCGAACATTAACCCTGTCTAGGGCGCTTCTTGTTACTTGCAAAGTCTTTTGTCCAAAGATTACAATACCCTCATTTGGAAATGAGGCAATTGGGTTAATGTTTGCATCATAAAGCTCATCCCTGTCTTTTGAAGTAAGCTTATGAGTAATTCCAACAACCGGTAAACCAGCCACGCCAGTAGACAATCCGCCGCGATTGAACCCTGCTGGTGAGAACCATGGCGCCCTTACCTTGTCTGTGTATGACATAGCACCAAGAGCAGCGATAGACGGCGGAACATGAACCAGACTACCATTAATCGTATCTTTAATCCGCACCCATGGGTAGTAAGCGCAAGCATAACTTGAATTCAAGGCCCGGGCTTTTAGGCTCGTGACAACACTAGTAACGCTGGTGCGATATGTATCTCCAGCGCTGCTGTTTGTCGCCGGCTCAAAATCTTCTTTGAGATCAATAATAGCCAGTGCATCGGCGCGAGTCTCACAAGCTCTAATCATGTGAGTTGTTAAGCCTTCGACCCAAAGGCCGGGAGCAGTTATTAAATTGTATTCTACAACTTCTGGATCTTTTACAACGTCAATAGCTTCCTTGTAGGTGTTGAACACATAACTGTTTTGTGCAGTTGACGTGCCGCCATCAATTAGGCCGCTACGAACCGGATCTTTTTCAGTGATATCAAAACCATCAACACCGCCGTGCATTAAAGTGGTAAATGCATTAATCTTAAGATCAAGAAGTGATTTATAATTACTGGCAGTTGTTTCGCAAGTTACAGAACCACCTTGATCTCCTGCGCCGCGATAAGTCGTAAATCGATTTTCAAAATGCTCAGATTGGCGTGTACCAGAAACGTAGTAATAAGTGGGATTATCATCAGCAGAAGCAGTAATATCATCTAGCGTAAAAATAAATTGTTTTTCAATATAAGTATTAGTACTGTGGCCGTCCCAATCATCAACCAAAGCTGATGCTCCGACCCTCAATAAATCAATAATACCTTCGTTATGTACTGTTGTATAGCTTTGATCTGGCGTTCGGCCGGTCCAAACACCAAAATAAGACTCTTTCCCGTTGCTGTCTGTGCCGCCTTGCGAAGCCGAAATTCTAAGAGGAACCTTCGGAAAGTTAAATCTTAAAACACTGTCGACGCCGAGAGCGAAACCCGTCGCATCAATTATGTCAAGGCCTGATACACTAGCCAGAGCACCAGCAATATTGCCGGCAGTGCCGGCATTATCCATTGTAAGTGTAATTTGGGTATTACTTGAGCCTTGGGCTGCAGTAATACCCAAGTCGTCGGCGGCTTCACCATTTCCCGATGTTGCATATACGATGCGGGCGTTGGTGGCTGTGGGCACTCCATTAATAGCATCGATAATGTATGCTGCAGCGAGGGCGTCGGATTCGGATCCGTCGAAGGTACCAACCGTGATTCTATTGGCGGCGCCTGAATGGCCGCCGTTCTGATTTTCATCAAGCAAAATTGTAACAGTCGTGCCGCCTAAACCACCGGCGCGTGCAGGGATCGATATTGTAAATGAAGCGTCCGCGTTGCTGCTGACATAACCAGTTGTATCAATCGCGTCTACTGCGGTGGCGGCGGTACCGAGATCGCCTAGGCCGCTGAAAAGCTCGGTCTTTTCGGTTGTCCAAACTCTGCCTGCGACATTAGTAGCATCGCCCTTGCTGGCGCCCCATATGAAGGAATTGCCAATTATAGTAGTCACTTCATCATTTGCTTGATAAGAAGACGTTGACGCTACTAGTATAGCAGAATCTTTATATTTGGGTGGGCCCCAGACACCAAACGGTACATACTCTTCATTTGTTGTAGCAGCGTCTACATCGCTGTTCATTTCCACTCTAATGAGCTTAGACACATTCGCGTATTTGCCCTTTTGTCGCAAGACGCGCTCAGACGTATCAAAATAAACTTCAGTATCGCCAATTTTTCTAGCAACGTAGTCGAGCGAATTGGGGTTTAAATTACAGCCGCTATATGATTCTAAGACAACTCTACTTTTGTCTTTATCTGTAATACCTCTAACTTCAATATCGAATGTACCGTATTTATTAAACTCATCTTTTGAATACTTAATATTCGAAATTGAAATCTTTAAATTATTCTGGGCCCATTCGCCGTGATCAAGACCGTGGAACCTGAATAGTTTCTGCATATCCACTGCATCAAAACTACCAGAGGCGCCAACGTCTTGTGAAATAAACCAGCCGGTTCTAGAGTTGCGGCGGTAGCCAGTTGACATACCAAATGCAGCTTGTTTGTGACCATGGCCATAAGTTGCGCCGGCTTGATTAGTAGCATGAATGCCGGCAATTACGCCTAGATATTTTGGAGTGCCATTAATATATGCATCACCATTTGTATTTCTAGTCGTATTTAAATCAATTACATTTTCATATGTTTCACCAAGCCAATACGGCTCAGCATCTGATGTAACAGTAGAATTTACTTTAGTCGGGTTAGTATTAAAAACTTTTCTGATGTAACTGTTATCGCCGGCGCCCAAAGAAAATGTAATTTTCTTATCGGTGCTAGGGCTAGTACTTTTAACACTTAAAGTAAATTGCCCATTGCTGTCAGATTTAATAAAGTGGCCTAAAGAATGCGTATGCGCAGTTGTAGAGCCGGCCTCTTGTCCAACCAAGCCAACCGAGCCTTCGTCAACATACCAAATGGCAGCTAAAGAACCAGTTGTAACAGTTGTGGTCGTCCCGGCTTTGTCGACAGTTCCCGGGAATACAAACAATCCATACGCGTCGCCGTTGCCAGTCGTCATATTTGCGTCGGTGGCCGGTGTAGTAAGGTGCGGGTTTGAAGTTTTCCAGCCAGCCGCGCCGGCAGTTGTTTTACTTTTATGTTCCGTGCCCAGTAAACGAACAACAGTGCAATTAGAAGAATTCTTAAGCCACGCTTGAGCAGCGTAAGAAGCATATGTAGGCGACATAGTATTGCCATTTCTCCACACATCTTCACCCTTGCCACCGGGGATTGGTTCACCAAACATCTCAACAAATTCAGAAAATGAATCAACCTGCACGGGCCTCATTGCTGGTCCACGTTTTGTTCTACCAATGACCAGCGGCCCGATCGGTTGTGGTTCACTCGGCAATTGAGAATTATCAATTTCATTTAGAAAAATGCCGGGTGAAACGAATTTAAATTTCTTTGCGCCCATACTTTAAGTTCTCCTTGGTATACGTTGTTGTTGCTATGAGTAAATAGTTAAACAAAAATCAAAAAACCTTAAGGCCTATAGGGTTCTTTCTCTTTGTTGTCTTTAATACTGTACTCATTGATGTCTCCAAGTATTACATGTTCTCGGGGAAATCTTATTTGCACTTGGTTTTCGCGGATAACAACTTTTGGAGTTTCTTGGTTTTTGTCGGCGCCAACGATGTTGCCAAGCACCTTTACCTTAATTGTAGTCTCATATTTCTTTTCTTCTTCGCCTAGGTTTGCCAAGTTGTTGCTTTGATTATATGCGGCTTCAATAAATGCCTCATAGACATAGCCATCTTTTTTAATAAGGAATTGATTAATGCCGCCGGCATGTACCATAAAAGGCGACATCATCTCGTTCATTTGCTGCTGGTAATCCCCTCGTAAATTAATTGTATATACAATATCATAATAAACCGGCATAGGGATGGTTCTTATTTGATAGACTATTTTTTCATTTTTTATTTTTTTGCCAAATTTATCTTTGTTGGGGGCGTTTACTTGATACGCTTTAGACTTCAGCATGTCTGCATTTGCAAAATTTCTTGTTTTTTCTTGATTGATTTTTTTAACAATACTAAACGAACCTTTTCTATAATCGTCATACGGAAATATGTTTCCCGGGATTGGTCTTTTTGCAACATCTGTTTTTGTAACACTTTCTCTTTCAATTGATATCATTGGAAACACAAGAGCGTCTGAAAACGTGTCTCTACGTGTGCGGCGCTGGGCCGCTCTTTCAGCAGTGAGCCAAAATACCGGCACCTTCTTCCACCCCTCGTTTGTTGTGGCATGAATATTTAAAGTCTTGTCGGCCCACTCTAAGAATGCTCCATCAATAGTGGCAAAGGTGGATGGTTTCAAAATAGTTACTTTACTTGGCATTAAACTTTCCCTTCCTCGCTCTTACACATTTAGCAACAATCTCAAATTTAGATTGGACTTGACCAAACAATTGTTTTGGCTCATCTAGCTGAGTTATCTCATAGAAGATATTACCATACAAAAGGAAGTCGCCCTCTCTAACATACAAATCTTGATCTTCTGTTAACCTGCGTTTTTGAAAATGCACTGTGATTGAAGCTTTTCGGTCAACACCAAACTTTCCACTCTCAGTTGTAATTCCTTCCCACTTTACCAAAGCATATACCCTCACCGGTGGTAAAAATGTTTTTTCTATTGCCTCGCCATAAACCTCGTGAAAGTCTGTGTGTGTTGTACTAATAGGATAATAAATTACTGCTTGGCCAATGACACGTTCAGCAAGCTCATCGTTAACCTGCTTAACAAGATTTTTCTCTTTCTCTCCAACAAACAAAGGGGGTGGTGGAGCATCTGGTTGTGACCATTCATTGTCTGCCATTTATTTATCCTACAAATATCGGTAATGCAACTTTAGAATTTACCTTCATTGCATTTTCTGTAACTGCCGCATCTTGCTCAGCTAACTTGGCATATGTTAGTTCGTCCAAAACAGCCTTCAGTTCGTCTCTTAAGTCCTTCTGCTCTCCTTTTCCCTCTGATATCAAAGCGGCGCCGTTTAACGTAACAGACTCGCCCGGGATCGGTATAGTAGAGAACTTGCTTCTCACTTGTCCCAGCATTTCTTTGCATACCGCTAATGAAAATCTACGAATCCACTGCTTGCCGATTGAATTGATATTATCATAAGGTATATTAGCAAATGGCAATGTATTTAAGTTATTAATGCCATCTGCTCCGCGTTTTCGGTCTGAATATTCTTCCCATGCGTCCATTTCCACTGTGAACTGAACCCAAAATCTTTCATCTTGTAAATCTCTTGGTACGGGAAAAAGTCTTATAATATTATTATATAATTCGTAAGAATAGTGACTGATTCTTGTGTAGATACTGTCTTCATAATTTATGGCCTGAAGCTTGTTTTGCCAAGTTGGCACGATTTCAAATGTTGAATCGTCTGAATATTGGCCATAGCTACTTAAGTTGCCAATTACATTTAAGCCACCGTAATAAGCAAAGAATCTCCACATTGCCCGGGCCGTTTTATAATAGACTCTTCTAATTGTTATTCTTTTATTGCCTATCTTGCCATAAAATGGGTTGTCGGCGTCAAGCGAAGCAGTATAAATTATAGCTTGTAAATCATAGTCTGGTTGACTTACGGCGGTATCAAAAGATGCTGAATAAACTGTTAAGTCGCCGCCGACGTTGGACTCGGTTGCCAAGCCATCTGCAATCCTCTGAGAATACTGAAAAGTAAATTTCGGGTATTTAAGTTCTACATTCGCACTTTCTAAACTGTCGCCGGCCTGTATCTCACCGTCACTATCAAAAGAAGCGGTGGTGTTACCCAAAAGATTGCTTAGCGAATTTTTTGCCTGATGTATGTTAAGAATATAAGAATATTCCAAAACAGATTCTTCGTAAGATGCATAAACTTGTTCGTTTGTTAATTCAACGTCAAGTACGTCGCCGCCAAGTTTCTTATATACGTAAGCAACCTGATCGGCAGCGCCCTCTAAAAAGTTATTAGAGCTTTTGTATATTTCAAAAGGTAAAGTTGTACCTTCAACGTCTGTGACATCGACAGAAGCAGATAATATAATTTTGCTTGTTACGCTAGCGGGTGTTAAATTCGGTATAGCCATTCACTAATTCTCCTAATACATAGTAATTAGTTGAGCGGCTTTAAAAAAGAGTCGGCCTAAGTGGTTTTAGGCTTAGTTGGTTTTCTTATCACTGAGTTTATTGGCTTTCTGGCGGCCGGCTTTTTGGGCGCTGGTGCTCTTGGTACTTCCTTCACAACCGGCTTTTTGGGCGCTGGTGCTCTTGGTACTTCCTTCACAACCGGCTTGGGTGCGGGTGGTGCTGGCTCACCCCAACCGAGTTGGCCGCGGATTGCTTTTGCTTCGTCACTGGACACTTCCAGTGTTGCCAACTTGGCCTCTAGTGCTTTGCGCTTTGCGCGTGGTATAAATTTTATTTTAGACATAATGGTTTTCCTCCAACCTTAGTGGTTGTAATAAATAGTTCTATTCTTCAGAAGGTTCCTCAGAGATTTCTGTAACGGCTGTAATCATCTCGCGAAAGTTCTCTAGTATGTTTTTGTGCCCCTCTATAAGTCCATCAATCAGACCTTCCAGAGTTTCGACTCTATCTTCTAAAGTAATCTCTGCTTCTTTATGCTCTATATTTGTTATATCAACGACTATGTTATTGGACATCTTTCCTCCCAGTGTTCCAGTTTAATTAAATATAACATGCAGCACTCAACTTGTTAATAAAAAAACCCCCAATCCGAAGAAAGGGGGTTTAGTATTATTACTTAATAAGTATTAGTTATTATGCTCCGAATGCTGCTGCTCCACCCACGCCGGTGCCGGCAGGGTTGGCTTTTGCGTCCAAATGTACGTTCCACTTACCCGCTGTGGTGCACCAGAAATACCATATTGAGCCTTGGCCCGCATAGTTATGATCATCATCACTAGGTGTGTAAGTTATTTTGGCTTCGGTGGGGGTTTGCGTGTCAAACGTTGAAACACCACTTTGAATTATCGATCCTGCCTCAAAGAAATCAGTTCCGGCACTATCAAATATCAATGTGTTCGTGCCGCCTGAAAGATCGAGCGACAGAAACCAAGCTACTCTAGCACCCACGGTCGCTGCTGGGAGCGTGACAACTTGTGCGGCGGCTCCAGTAAAGTTATTAATATGAAGCGTCTCGACTACAGCAGTGAGGGCGCCAGATGTATTGGTTGTCGTAGCGGTCAAACCACATGTGGACGGCCTTAAGTCTACACCTACGGTAGCACCAGTAAAAGTTGCAGCCGCACTAGTTGTAATAGTACAGTTTGTCAATGTTGAGTTGACGAGGTTAAGGTCTCTATCGACCGCTTCCAAAAGAGCTTCAAGGCGCCCCAGTCCCATTCTTCTATTTCCCATAATTTGTTTCCTCCTTCAAGGTATGTTGTTTGATATGGTTATCGATAACCCGATTATAATCACAAAATATAGCCAGCCACTTCGGCTATAAATCTTTAAGGGTCAGTGGCCCCGACCCCGAA